AAAGAAAGAAAGAATTTTTTTGTCAAGGTTTCCAAAATAACAAACTCACCAAAATATGGAAAAGTTCATGTCATTGAAGATAGATCTGAAAGACGTGGTATATTTTTTAAATATACAACTAAAGGTGAAATTCCAGAAGCTAGAGTGGATGACTGTATAATTATTCATGCCACATGTAATCATGGAAAGAATAGTTTAGATGGTCAAGACCAAACCTATTTTAATCGAGTTCAACTCATAAAAAATGTTGGTAGTACTGAAGATCCTATCACTACTAACAATATAAGATCAAGTGAAACTGATGTTCTTGAAGGTGAAACAAAACATTGGTCTGCCCAAGTAGAAAATTCCCAAAACATATGAGACCGAAATTAACAGTAATTGATGGTGGAAAATCTGATGATGACCCCGTTGAATTAATAGATCCAAAGGCTAACGGTGGAACTGAAATTCAAGCAAGAAGACTCTTTAGTGAATTACCAGACTTGTGTGATCAATTTGATTGGGTTTTATCTTATCCTAAAAAACCAATTGATCCCAAAAGACCAACCATTTTATGGATGCATGAAACCCCATTTGATCAGGGGATACAATCACAATTTAAAGACCCCAATTACTGCAAACAATTTGTTAAGATTGTATTTGTATCTTATTGGCAACAACAGATGTTTCATATTATGTATGGTGTACCTTATGAAATTTCAATGGTCGTGCAAAATGCTATAGATCCAATTCATATAGAAGAAAAATCTTTAGGACAACCAATAAAATTAATTTATGCTTCAACGCCACATCGAGGATTGGATATATTATTAGATGTTGTTGAAAATGATTTGAATGATTTTGATTGGGAATTGGATGTATTTTCGTCTTTTAAATTATATAATAGACCAGCAAATGATATCCAATATCAAAAATTATTTGACAGATGTGAGAAGAATGATAGGATAAATTATTATGGTAATCGACCTAATGAGGAAGTTAGGAAAGCTATGGTCGATTCTCATGTATTAGCATATCCTAATACATATTTGGAAACGTCATGCATAGTCGCAATGGAGGCGATGAGTGCTAAAAATTTAATCGTCTGTCCGCAATTTGGAGCATTACCGGAAACAACTGGACAATTTGCTTGGACATATAATATGGAACATGATAAAAGTAGGCATCGTTATCTTTTTTCACATCTTTTGAAAAATGTATTGATGACCTATGAAAATATAGATTGTCAAAATATGATAGGATTACAAAAAGTCTATGCAGACACTTTTTATAATTGGCAAATAAGACTTCAATTGTGGCAACAATTATTAGAAGGTCTGTCTGCGATGATACAACCACCAACTGGAAGGGCAAGTTAGACAACATACTAGAAGAAGATTCCCTGAACCTTCTAGGCATAACCTCTGTCCTTCCTCTTAACAATGAATTGAGAAACTAAATGACAAAAAAAGCAAAAGAAACCCCTAAACAGGCAGCAAAAAGAATGGCAAAATTAAGAGCCAGAAAAAAACCTGCCAAATATAAAAACATTTATCCATCAGTATTGGCGAAACCAGATGATGATCCACTTTCTCTTAAAAATGTGAAAGAATGGATTAAACATGCTAAAGAAGAGGCTTCTGCATTTGCTAGGTCTGCGAGAGGTTCATCTTCAAAAGCAAAAGAGAGGGCACAAGCAGCAGCAGATAATAAATTAGGATATGTCCGTTTCATGGAACACTATTTGAGAACAGGAGATTGGATTTCAAATTATATGGGCAAAGAGGAAAATCAAAAAATAAATTGGAAATGTGTCGCAATGGCATATTATCCTGATGGTACACCAAAAAGATCAGAAGGAGTATGGTATCCAGATATTAAAAAGAAGTGGTCTAATAATATGACAGTGATGAGTGAACTTGTTGCGATAACTGATAAACAATTTGTAGGAAAATGATACTAGTAGATTTTAGTCAGGTGTTCATTGGCTCTTTTATGCAAGTAGCCAAATATGAGCCACCTGATGAGGATATGGTACGCCACGTGGCGTTGAATACCATACGATTTTATAATAAAAAATATAGTAAAGACTATGGTGAAATAGTTGTATGTTGTGATCATTATAATACTTGGAGAAAACAATTTTTTCCAGCTTATAAGGCGACAAGGAAACATAAGAGGGCGAAAGATGAAAAAGATTATATTTCTGGTAAAATTACATATACTTGGGATGAATTATTTAAAAGTCTAAATAAGGTTCGAGATGAGATAAAGGAATCATTACCTTACACAGTAATGCATGTAGAACACTGTGAGGCTGATGATGTCATCGCCGCTCTTTGTAAATATTTTCAAACTGAAGAAACCATTCCAACTGGAAATGGTAATTTATTTGAAGAAAAACAAAAAATATTAATTATATCAAGTGATAAAGATTTTATTCAATTGCAACATTTTGGTAATGTAACGCAATTTTCACCACTAACTAAAAAGCATCTTATACATGAAGATCCTGTAGATTTTTTAGAAGAACATATTATTAGTGGTGATAGAAGTGACGGAATTCCTAATGTTCTATCGTCGGACGATTGTTTTGTTCAAGGTCAGAGACAAACACCATTAACTAAGAAGAGACTTTCTATAATAAAAGGGGGAGATCTTACAGAAAAAGAAAGTATTGGATATTCTCGAAATAAGACTCTCATAGATTTGAGTCAAATTCCGGAGAACATACAAACCAATATTATTCATGAATGGAAAACAACTGATCAATGTAACGATAGAAAGAAATTATTAAATTATTTCATTAAATTTAGACTTAAAAATTTAATGGATGTTATAGAGGACTTTTAATTATGGCAGATAGTATACCTTATATTTTTCAAGCGATACAAAACTCTCCAAAAAAGAATAGGATTAATATATTGAGACATATGGTCAACGGGCCACCCGCAAATGATCAAGTTAAACAAATATTAATTCACGCATTTCATCCTAATATCAAGTTTTTACTACCACCGGGCACCCCACCTTATGTTTTTAGAGGAACTCCGGAGGGGTTTCCAATGACTTTGTATCCTGAAGTTCGCAAGTTTTATTTGTTTTGTGAAGGGGGTGGAGCAAACATAGACGGAATGAAGAGAGAACAAATTTTTATTGAATTACTCGAAACAATACATCCTGACGAAGCACAAGTGGTGATTGCTATGAAGGATAAAAAATTCACTGAACTTTATAGTAACATTACTTATGATCTAGTGAGGCAAGCTCTTCCAGAGATAAAGTTACCAGCACCGGAGGCTAAGAAACCAAAGGGAAAAAAGCCCCAAAAAACTTGACTTTTTCGAGAATATTTGATATAATAGTAGGAAATAATGAGAAAACCATCACACAAGGTGATGATTCATTATGGTCTATTAAACCCTTCAAAAGAGATGAATTATGAAGAAGGCGATATTAATTGCACTTGGTGCAATTGCGCTAGTAGGACTTACTGTTCCTACAGTTAGTGCTAAAGTAATAACAATGGATGGTGTAAAGTTTCAGGTATTTCAAGACCCTGATTCTGGTGAATTTACACTACTTCCAGTTAAAAAAAGAACACTCGGCCCAAAAGTCACCAAACTTCCGGCCCTAAACCTACCAAAAGCAGTAGAATTAAAGAAAGAAGTACTACCAGAGAGTTCTTCTCCGTTAGGCGTACCTGTAAGTGCGTCTGGTGAATCTACAGATGCATCTGAAAATAATGGAATTGTAATTCCTTTTGGAGTTATTTCTGAGAGTCCAGATAAGTCTGAAGTTACAGAAAAGACTGAATCTGATTCAGTTTACTATGAATATGTTTGTACTGCACCAATGGGATGTCCATTTAAAGATGGAAAATGTGTTGGATGTAAGAAAATCAAAGTATTTGAAGAAAAAACAGTTATAAAACTTCCTAAAAAAGAACCAGAAGTTGCTCATACGGTTCTTCCAATAGAAAAGAAATTTTTTGGAATTCCTGAAGGCAATTATCACTGGAGACATATGACGACCATAATTGGTGCTGATATACATGAAAAGGCACTAGGGCCTGGATTTTTAATCAATTTTTTAAAAGTTAATCCCGGTTCTTATTTAATTACTACATCCGGTGGAGCGGAATATACTTCCCCCACTTTTGAGGGTACAAAAGCTATAGCATGCCCAATACCAACAACATCTTTTGTTACCATAGATAAAGATGGTTACAAAGATGTGTCGAAACCATTAGTAAAAGGGACATGTTGGAACAAACAACCTGACAGAACTATTAATTTTAGATATTATAATGTAGATAAAAATACACTCAGAACTATTTTGGTGAGAAAATACAATGAAAAGAATTTATCTTGTAATCACAATGGCGGTGTAGAAGATTGTGATACATTTAGAACAGATATTAGTACCTTTGTTAAAATATAATCAAACATTCTCTATGCGCCAGTAGCTCAGCGGATAGAGCAACAGCCTTCTAAGCTGTTGGCCAGAGGTTCGAATCCTCTCTGGCGCACCATCTCCAAACACCTAAATATCAATAGGAAAGCGGTAGGCCTACCTTAATGATCCATTGAATAAACAATTGACGATGAGGGATCTAAATTTTAAATAGAGAAAGTTGGGTTTGAGTTGAAATACTATATTAGTAAAACAATATTTACGCCATTATATTTTATAAAAAAGGTTTTAATATTTTTAATAATATTACTTCCTGTGAGTATGTTTATCATGCAACTTACGGTAGTAAGAGCAGGAGAAGCGGGCGCAGATGAACTGAATAAAGCAAGGAACCAGTTAAAAACTGGAAAAGAGCCTCAGTTCACAGAAAGAGGATTTCCGAAAATATTAGATGATGATACATGGACTTCACAACTTATCTATGATACAATAGGCGCATGTTATCAAGGAAC